CGCTGAGAACCAGCAGGACCACCGCCAGCACCGGATCAAGAAGAAGGTGCAGAAGCTGTGGATCCCGCCGCAGCTCGAAAAGAACGCGAGGGAAATCGTTTTCTCCCCTGACCGTCCTGACACGGGCAACCGGGCGATCAACGCCTACGCCCAGAGCGGCAGGAACATCAAGATCATGTCCTGGCCACACCTGACGGACGCCGATGCCTGGTATTTGCAGATGGACGGCAGGGGCATCATCTTCTTCTGGCGGCGCAAGACCCGCTTCGCCAGGGAGAAGGATTTCCAGACTGGTGACATGATGGCTAAAGCCGACCAGAGGTTCTCAGCCGAAATCGCGGACGAGCGTTGCTTCTACGGCAACGTCCCGGCCTAAGAAAGGAGGATGAGACTATGACTCTTACCAACATTCAAGTCGCCGGTTGGAACGTTCTCGGTGGAGTCGCTCAGAGGATGAATACCGGGAACACGTTCTTCGTCTATTCCGGGAAGGGGTCAGATAGTGCGGATGGGAGCAAGGAAACGCCCTTCGCGACGTTGGACAAGGCTCTTTCCGCTTGCACCGACTCGAACGACGACCGGATCTACCTGATGGCCGGCCATGCCGAAACCATCACGGGGGCCGGCGGGATCACCATCGACAAGGCGGGTGTTAGCATCATCGGTCTTGGCCGATACGATGCTCGTCCCGCGTTCCTGATGGATGGAGCGACAACCGTGACGTGCCTTGTCACGTCGGCCAACTGCTCCTTCGAGAACGTCGTCTTCCGGGCCGGTCATGCAGACATCGTCGTCTGGGGAACCATCACGGCGAAGGGGTTCGGTCTTTACAACTGTGCGTTCGAAGAGAATACTGGCTCCGAGAACTGGCTCATTGGTCCTTCCGTCGGGGCGAATGACAACGACGCCGACGGGTTCGAGATGATCGGCTGCACCTGGAAGGGTGAGACGGCCGGGTCGAACGTGGTTGTCATCAACACAAACCAGAAGGACATCAGGATTGTCGGTAACACCATCACAGGCGATTTCTCCGCTTCAACCTACGCTCCGATCTATTCGCCTGACACGGAAGTTCAGTTGAACATCCGTGTTTCCGACAATATCATCCATAACCTGCATGACGCCAATGCTGCCGTCGGAATCTCAATAGCGAATACCGCAAGCACTGGTTTCATCGTGCGCAACCTCATCGGTCATCAGGACTCGGCGGCTGAGACTCCGATTCTTGCCGGTGCTGCCGGTCTGTTCGTGGCCGAAAACTACTGCTCCGGCGTATTGGGAACCGCTTCCGGTTATCTCTATCCGGCTGTAGACACGTAAGAAGGAGTTTAACTATGTCAATCGGCAAGGCCCTCCACGGCGCGGTGGCCGAGGTCCACAAGGATTCGGATCATCTTTCAACCGGAACCCACAAGGGATCCTCGGGAACATTAACGCTTAGTGACCCCAATAAAGACTTCAAATCGTGTGGCGTCGCGGTGGGCCTTGCCATTTACAATGACACGGACGGATCGAACGGCCTGGTGACGTCGGTGACTGAAGACGATGTCACCTGTACGTTATCAGGCGGTTCGGCAAATACATGGACGGTGGGAGACACCTACAAGATCTACAAGACCGCAGCTTACAACACGACCATATCGACCCAATACACGGACAAGCGTTTTGGAAGGAAAGTCACGGGAAAAGACAGGATCGAAGGCGGGCTATTTCCCGAGGACGTGGATCTCGACGAGTACGAGAAGAACGTCTTTGGGCCAGGCCAGCCGGAGTGAGGGGGTTTAGATGGCACAGAGAACAGGAACGCCGGCAGGCATGACATACACCGAGCTCGAAGCCGCTATCCTCTACGAGCTTGGCCACTATGTTTATGACGGCAGTAGCACGACTTTCGCAGCACGCTACAACCGCTACCCGAAGTGGTTCTTGAGGGTGAAGATAAACGAAAGGATGAATGAGCTCGCCAGGGAGACGAGGATGATCAAGCGTTATGCTATCATCCCTGCCGTGGCGAACAAGAAAAACTACCGGCTCCCCAAGAATGCCCTGGACTCGTCCATAACGGCGGCCTATTACTACACGAGCTCGACAGCATATGAGGTCCTGGAGTTCAAGACCGTCGCGGAACTCAACGACATGGACGACGGTTGGAGGATCGCCGCGTCTTCGGACCCCGGCTACATCTACCCTTCCGAGGTTGCCGGGAATATCCCGATGATAGGACTCTATCCGCCGCCGGACACCACCGGTACGGTCTACACGGGGGCCTCTGATACGGGGATCGGCATCAGCACTTCCGTCCCCCTTATTTCAAGGGACATACAGTCGACGGCAACGGGTGGAAGCGCATCAACCGTCGTTGATACGGCTTATGCAACTTACTATGACAATTACAGCCTGGTCGCCGGGATGATGGTTTACAACGTGACCGACGGCTGTTACGGAAAGATATTGAGTTATACGAACGGAACAATCACATTCACGGCGAATGTGACGGGCGGGACGCTGAACAACTTCACGAATGGGGACACTTACATCATCGTTGGTGGAGAATACGCGACTCTGGTCAACTACGACTATGAAACCTACGTCTGGCCTTACCGTCACGGAGTCCTGGGCCACATCACGATCCCTGCAAATACCCTGGTCGTGGAATACGCTTCCTATCCCAACTGCGCCCATTGGGTTGCCGCCGCCGATGCGAGTATCTATGGCGGCGCACTCTACCCGGACATACCGGCAGAGTACCACAAGGCCCTTGTGAACGGCGTCATCGCGGACATACTGAAGACTTTTACGGAGCAGTCCAGGGAGTTCCAGAGAGCTCAGTATTACGAGCAGCAGTTCGTAAACGACGTTCTGATAGCAAAGTCGAAATTCAGCAGGCCATACGAGGAAAAAGAAACTTCAGTCTATCCGAGGGTTAAATAATGCCGACGGAACGCGAAAAGATATTTTTTCATGAAGGTCTCGGGTTTGATGCACGGTCGCAACTTACAAAGCCCGGAACTCTACGCGTGGCGTTAAACGTATTGTGCAACGAAGACGGAATTGTAAGAGCGCACAATACGAAAATGACCAATACGACCGTTGGAGCAGGAGCTTCAAAAGGGACGTCAAACTGGGAATCTCCAAGGATATTCAACTTCAAGGCCATCAATACGACGAAGCTCTACGGCGTCACGGGTATCTTCCGCTTCAGGGACCGGCTCATGGTCATGGATCAGACGTCCGCGAATGTAGGTCGTCTGCTTCAAAGATCGGCCACGTCGGACGGCGACTTCACCGCCATGCACACGGGCATGACGACGGACAAGGCCCCGATCTTCAAGGTCTACAAGGACTTTGTCATGATCCGCGACGGCACGAACGTGAACATGATGGACGCATCCGGCAACTGCTACAATGCAATCATGGCAAACCCTACGGCTGGTCCATCTGGAGCAGCGGGCGCGGGTGGAAACCCAAGCGGTGTCTATAAGTTATACTACACTTATTTCATCACATTCCCCAACGGTATGACCTATGAGACGGGCCTGAGCCCTGCGAGTGCCGACGTCACAGTCACAAGCCAGCAGATTTCCTGGACCGGCATAGGGACAATGACTTCTCCTGCCAGAGGTACTTCGACGGCCCCGACCATCATCCGTCGCCTATACAGGGGTCCCGGAACGGGTGGATCCCTTGCCGAGGTCTATTACGTCGGACAGATAGCGGACAATACGACGACCACCTACACGGACAATGTTTCAGACGCAACCCTCCAGGGCCAGGGGACGTGCGATTCGGAGGATTACGGACCACTCACGACGGGTCATTTCCACGAGTTCCACTTCGGGCGTTACTACTGGATAGACAAGACGAACGACTACAAGCTCTATTACAGCGAGCCGGCAGCCGGAACGTCTGCGGCCACAAACGCCGTCATCCTGCCGATAGGCACTCCAACGACCAACTGGATCGACATCCGCGTGGCCGGCGTCGGCGACCAGAAACCCACGGGGCTCATTGATATCGGAGGCTACCTTTACATCGCCCTGGAGCACACCTGGCTCAAGAAATACGGGGAGACTCCCTCATCCTGGTCCCTCAAGAAAACCTACGCGCAGCACGGCATCATCGCACCACACACGCTCGATTACTGCCCGCAGGCGGGTGGTGTCATCTATCTGACAAAAACCCCTGACGGAAGGCTCGGCCTTGCCATATTCGACGGTTCAAGCTCGGAGATGATCACGTCGCCGAAGTTCGACGGTTTCTTTCAGACCTTCACATCGGACTACTACACCTGGTCATACCTCAAGGATTATACCTGGGGCAAGATGATAGGCAATTACTACTACCTGAACTTGAGAACGGTGACAGTTTCTGGCGGGACCCCTTATCATTCAACTAAAACGCTCTGCTTCGATTTCACGAGATTCCCCGATCTGAGGTTGACACAGATTACCAATGTTGGTCTTAATTACGGTCGAGACGGTCCTATTTGTGTTACGCAGGGAAACACCGATACGAGGCCTTTCATGGTCTACTACGGTCAGCTCCACTACACGTCTGATGTCTATACCTACGTTTATCGCTCAACTCTCTACTCGGACGACGAGTTGAACAATTACGCGACGCTGGTCAATTCACCTGAAGTCTATGTCATGACGCATAGGCTAACCGGGGGAGATCCGGCGCGGCTCAAGCGGCTAAAGAGACTAAAGTATTCGCTGAGAAACTATGACTATCTGAACAAAAAACTGTCTCTGATGATCCTGCTAAACTATGACACTAACAGGGGCGCACCGCCTGGTGACTTGGATGCCGTCAATTACTACACGGGATACTCCAACGGTCTTTTGACTCCCGACTTCGATGCCATAAAGATAAGCGGCGACGGGGACTATTACCAAGTCTTCGACGCTTTCCCGCCGACGGCGGTCTGTTACGACTATACGATCTTTGTCAGCAGCTCAACCACCTACGGGGCCGACAGCGACATCCAAGACATCGAGATATACGGTCCCTGGGAGATGGAATTTGACTACATAGAATAAGGGGGAATGAGAAATGTCCTGGGTTGGCGATGTAATTCACCACATAGTCCCGAGAGAGATCCGGGATCCGATCAAAAAATATGTCACAAAGCCGATCGAAAGCACTCTGTGGCACGTCATACCTCGGGAGATCCTGAACCCCTTGAGCGACGTCGTCGGCATGGAGGACATCAAGGACTGGGGATCCTGGTTTCCGAAGGAACTCCAGAAGGCCATACCGAAGGAAATATCGCAGTTCTCGCTGCCGGAACTTGCGGGGGCGGCTTATCTCGGTATGCAAGCACCCGGTTGGATCACGGCGGCTGCAGCAAATTCGGGAAGCGGGGGCGGTATAACTTCTTCGTTTCTTCCCAAATGGGCTCAGGGAATACCTGGCCTGACGGATATTTTCAATCCATTAAATAGTTTGACCGAAGTCGATATAACAAATCCCTTGTCAACGGGTAACCTTTTCCCTGACTGGTTGAGCAAGGGAATGGGCCAGGCCAAAGACGTACTGAGTACAGGATGGAATTTTGCCAAGGAGAACTGGATCCCGCTTACCCTTGGTAGCGGCGTCCTGGCTGACTATATGAGCAACAAGAGCCAGGCGAACATCGAGCAGGGGACAAAAGACGAGCTTGCGAAACAGATGGACAAGTACATGGAAGAGCAGAAGTGGACCGACGCGGAGCGCGCCAACATGATGAAGGGCGTCTACGGCTCCATGGCCGACTACCTCCAGGGCCAGAGGACCAGGGCGGCTGCGGACTATTCGGCTTCCGGTATAGGCGGCGGTGGGTACGAGTCCGAGATCCGAAAGTCTGAGCGGAAGGCCCTGAACAAGGCGGCCGGCCTGAAGGCGGCTACATACGGCCCCGCCAACATAAGCCCTGCAGTCTATCAACTCCTGGCTCAGGCCTACAGCCCGACACAGTCGGCAACCTCGAGGACGTTGAGCGACCTCACAAGCCTCGGCGGAAACGCCCTGAGCCAGTACCTTATGTTCAAATACATGAATGACATATTCTCTAAATAAAGGGGGATTGAAAAATGGGATTCTTCAGCGGTATTACAAGGGCAATATCGAAGCCTTTCGAGAGTGCGACAAAGGGCTTACTGAAAACGGTGGCAAGCCCTCTCCTGACACTTCTTGGCGGTGGTCAGCCCCAAGCCAGCGGAGTAGGCAGTTTCGGCGGCGCGATCCAGGCGGCCCCGGACGCGACCGCAACACCTCAGCTCACGCCGGACCTGATACGACAAATGTTTCAGGCTGCGGGTGGCCTGCCTGAAAAGGTTGCGGAGTCTATGGCTGGCAGGGGGCTCGGTGGCGGCTCATACGGCGCGGGTCTGGGGACCATGTTCCAGAACCTCCAGAGCAATGTCCGCAATATGCTTACTTCGGCCAACATCCCAATGGCGCAGATGCCAAACATCGTACCGACGAGCCTGGACTTGAGAGACCTCCTGAACCGTGGAGCAACGCCCGGAATGGAAACACATCCGACTTTGCCAGGTCTGGCCAAGTTAGTGTTTAAACCTTCAACAACCTCAACCTCAGCCGGCGGTTGGTTAACTCCGCTAACTGGAACCAACGATTTAAGGACATTGTTTTCTATGATCAGGCCGCTTTCACATCGAATAGAACCAACTACAGGATCGTTCAATGGTATATTCGGTAAA